AAACAAGAGCAAGTCTTTCACGCATAATCTCTTGGTTCTTAACTTCTGTAAAGTATGTATCTGCACGGAAATCATAGTAAATGCCATCTTTAACATTGTCCCACTCTTCTGGAGATATCACACCTTTCAGTATCAACTGCTTTCTTAGTAGGTCATCAAATAGATGTGTAAAACGAATTCTAATCTTTTTGATAAACTTATTAAATTTCAGTTCATCTCTTGTGACTTCATCGCCACCGCCAAATGATACTGTATTCTCATTATCTAAACGAGATGATGGTACGTTCAATGACTTATAAAGTTTCTTCTGAAAATACTGAACATCATCCATTTCGCCGAGGTTTTGACCACCAGCAAGTGTATCTACTTCTGTACCCCTACCACCTTCACGGCGAGGCATCCAAAAATCTTCAAGCATTGACATGTGTTTTCTGTCACCGTCAATCTCGCCTGTAGAAGCATTATATACAATCTTATTCTTATAACGTGCCATAATGTCACGCAAATATGCTTCTGCTTTACCCTTAGGTAAGTTACCAACATCTACATAGAAAATGCGGCGCTCTGGCGCTCTTGATAGTCTGTAAATAACAACTGCATCTTCAACTGCTCGGAGTTGATTTAATGGTTTGATTGCTTTGTGTAGATAAGAATATACAGTCTTACCACTAGTATCAAGCAAACCAGAAGTTACATATGAGATAGAATCCTTAGAAATCTTTACTCCGTTACCTGCACCCTCTAAACCATTTTCATTGAATACGAAATACTCTTCATACTCTTTATATGTATCTACGTTAGTTTCTTCGTCCTTTTCCTTGATAGGTCTACGGACTTTCTTAATCTGTCTTGGGTCTATGTAACGTAATTCTTTCAAACCTGCTTGTGGTTCATTTACATCAATTACGTTATGATAGTGTAGACGACCATCAATATACCAACGCTTAAAAATGTCTGCGCCATTACTCCCAAAATCGAGAAGACGTAGAACATTCGAAAATTCTTCTGTAATGCGCTTTTTAACAGACGCACCATACTCTAAGTTGTCAGTAATTACCTCTACAGGTGCTTCAGTACCCTCTTGCACAACTGCTTCATTGACAATATCATCAATTGCAGTTTCACATTCAGGCGTACCTGCCATGTCACGATAACGATTAATTAAATCAGTTTCGTTTTTAGAAGTACCTTCCAAATCAATATATTGACCGAAAACGCCACCTTCTGATACCTGAACAGCCCCATCGTCATTTGTCGGGGGGACAAACGATGGAGTATCCTGATTTGCATCAGAAGCACGGTTAATTTCGAATCCGAATAACTTTGCCATAAATAAAATTCCTATCTAATTGTTCAAAATGAGGGAGCCTATAATATATTTATAGACCCCCTCAGAACGATTAGATGACCGCATTGCTTACATCAGTCCAGTAATCATACTGGAATGTGCATGTAAACTCTTCGATTGTGTCATTGGAATCCCAAGCAACATCAATTGGTGAGAGGTCTACTGGGAAGATACCAATAAATTGATACGTCTTCAGTACGTTTCCACCTTTGCCGAACTGCTTGATAGAACCTTCTGACTTCTGAAGAAGTGGTGAGGGTGTACCAATGTTCGCAATATGCGAGTTGATTGAGGACATCCAACGCTCAAGACCGTTGCGTACTGCAAAGTCTTCATCGTTGATAATAGTTACAGTCCATTCAGCGAATGTTCTGTTACCTGCGATTTTCATTGTGCGACCGAAGTATGGTACCTCGATAACACCTAGTGTGTCTCCTGGCAACTGAGATGCTTTTGCCATGAAAGTGAATTTATCAGAACCACCAAATGGGTTTGTAATCTCACATTCAAACAGATTGCTTCTTGCGCCGCCACCGGTTAGTTCACTTCTGAACCCGTCAATTGTAAAAGCCATGTTTTTTTCTCCTAGTTATCTGTTATTAAAATTGACCTACAACTTCAGAGAAGTCTACGCCTGTTCTAACAGCAACAAAGTTCAACTGAATGAAGTTGATAGAGCGGGCTGGTTTGATGTAGATATCACCAATAAACTCGTTTCTGTCAATTACTTCACCAGTGTTGTTGCTTTCGTCACATACAACTCGGAAGTCATAAATGCCACGGCGACCTTGTACGTCACGCAAGAACGGTTCTACAAGATTGCGGAACTGTGAGCGGGTGAACTGGTCATTAAACTCAAACAATGAGTATTTAGCGGCAGTTGCGATTGCTTTTTCAAGCACGATGAACAAACGTCTTACGTTAATTCTATCGAATGCACTTGGTTTAGCAAGTAGTGTCTTGTCACCAAACAAGATTGTACCTTCGCCCGGGAATGTAAGAATTGGGTTAACGCCATTCTTATAAAGTTCGTCACGGAAAGTTTTACTTGGAGACCATGCAGTTTTAACAACGTTCTTAATTTGACCGCGGTTAAATCCAGCAGGTGACCACCATGCATCTCTTTCGTCAGTAGAACGAACAACCAGACCAGCAACGTCACCGTTGAATGGTACCCAACGATATACATCGTTGTACTTGTCGTACTGGTATTTCCAGTTACCATCTAGGAATGCATATGAAGATGAAGGCAGGCTGTCACGGAATTCAACAATATCTGTTGCTTCGCTACCAGCGTTGTTCACACAATCTGCAAATTCAGGTGATAGGAATGCAACACAATCAAGTCGTGCTTCACAAACTGCAATCAGGTGAAGAGCGATTGTTTGGTTAGCGTCTGCACCAAGAATAAGTGATACGTCTACTTCTTCTGCGTTTGCGAACATGTCATAACCAGCGATGATTTGAGCATCAGTTGCGGCAGAACCATCAGCACCACCAGCAAGTGACCATGTAGATGGTACTGTAATTGGTGAAGAGTTATAGTCAACTGTATCTGCGGCGGCTGTATCCCAAGTGTTGGAACCCATTGCATGGTCTACCCAACGAACCCAGTTAGAACGTCTTGCGATTACTTGCTTGTATGCGTTAGTAGAACCGTCTGCATTCAAAGCACCTGGTGCTTTAGAAACGAATGCGAACTTTTCAATAACTTCGCCTTTAGTTCCAGAAATTTCACCATCTTCGTCAATTACTGCGATGTGAATTTCATCATTAGATGCGCCACGCTTCTCTGCATATGGTGATGTACCTGGGGCACCATCAAATGATGTTGCATATTCCCATTCTGCTACAACGTCACCAGCGGTGACATCAACAGAAAATGCTGAGTTAAGTGTTGCACCTGCGTCTGTTACTGCGGTTACGATTTTAGTTTCACCAGCAGAGATGACAAGAGAACCTACGGATAGGAATTCATCGGCATCTGTTAGAGTGAGTGCAGTACCTACTGTGTCTACAGTCAGCGTTTGGCGGAATGCCGCGGCTGTTGCACAAACAGAAACTTTCAGTGAGTTACCAATCAGTCCGGCATGTTTTGCCACAAAATACTGATTTGCTACAACGTTCTGACCGCCTTCGAAATTTTGTTCCCAGTCTTCATCATTTTGAATAAGAACACCAGTACCTGCTGTTCCTGCATTAAGTTGACCTGTCTGTTCGACACGGACAACCTGAAGGCTGTTACCGTATGCTAAAAAGTTAGCACCAGTATAAAAATGCACCGCTGTATCATTGGTAGGTTTACCAAACATATTGGCAAGCGAATCCTCGTTTCCGAGCAACTTGCGTTCCATGATTGGACCCCAACCAAAATTGCCAGCAATACAACCACCAGTCGCCGCAACGGCTGGTACTACGGTAGTTAAGTCAATTTCTGTGACATTAACACCTGGACTTAGTTGAAATGGCATATTTCATTCTCCTTTGTTTATAAATCAATTTGTTATGAAGAATATGGGTTAATCAAATTCTTTGTTTAACATTATTATTTAGTATTCTTCAGTTTTATAGATTACCAGTCATTTCCCCATTTAAGTGCTTTCTCAGTGGACCAAAGTGTACCACTTGTATCAACATATGTTGCCTCGGATGCACTTACACCATCATCAATAAATCCGAAAGGGGTTAATTCTTCATCAATCATTTCACGGTTAAATTCTTCTAGTTTTCGTCTGAAATCCATGTTAGTAAGTTCTCTGAAGTATTTCTGAGAAGTCATCCACGAAAACAAAACGAGACACATAACTAAGTCATCATGTGCGCCGCTTTCTGCTTCATAAGATTGCGCTTTACTTACAAATGTATTTAATTCAGATATAATATCAAAATCATTCAAAATCAATTGGTCAGACACAATCAAATCTTTTAGGGTCTGACACCCAACACGTTTTACATATTTAGATGTTTTCACACCCATAGATATATTCTTACCGAATCCAGCACCAATCTGTTGACCTGCTCGACCCATTTGGGCGACACTCATCAAATTTTCATACTCTAAGTCCGAATGTAGAATATCTGCTACTTGTTGACCTACATCATTAATCTCAACAAGAACATATGCTTCGTTATATTTATTACCCGCTGTCTTTACAACTTGTGGATAAAGTAGGGGTGATATGTTCTTATTTCTATATTTTGCAACTACTTTATATGGCATTACTGATATGTCGATAACAACAAATGCTGAGTAATCAGCACCAGTACCTCTTGATGTATCTACGATGATTGCATAAGAATGGTCTGTTATCGGTTCTTCAAATATCGAAGTGCCTTCTCTATTATATTTAGCCGTTTCGTATGTTAGAGTTCTGAGTTTAGAACCTGGAATAAGTGTGTTCGATGACCCAATAAATTCACATTCAAATTCAACTCTGAATTGGTCTTCAGATGTGTTCGCAATCTGTTCATTCTTCCATTTTTCATCACGACCTGGGATATCTGACCAATGAACATCAATTCTTTGATATGAGTTTCTACCCTTCTCACTGTCTGTCCACAATTTGTAGAACATATTTAGACCATTTGGGGTTGATGTAATCAGAACCTTAGTAGTCTTACCAGATGAAATAGTAGGGTATACAGATGCAAAAAACTCATCTTGCAGATTTGCAGGAATAAATGCAAATTCGTCTAAGTAGATAAGATTGAATGAACCACCACGAACCGCAGAAGAAGATGTAGCAGAACTTAGAATTTTTGAACCATTCTCTAGTTCAATATTACCCTTATTCCATTCTACAACGCCTTGTTGCATCCATTTCGGTAGTGCTTCATATGCTCTTTGAATACGAGACAGAATTTCTCTTGCTTGTGCTAGTTTATGTGCTAAGATAGCAATATTATATTCTTCATTGAACAATACTGCATGTAATAGTAGTGCCGCAATCGTAGTAGTTTTACCAGACTGTCTAGGCATCTTACAAATAACAAATCTGTTACTCTGTACTTTATTAATAATATCTGTTTGGAATGAATATGGGACGAATGGTACAAATCCCTCATCAACGTTTACAATCTTGACATAGTGTTCAATAAAATATTCTGGGTCACCCGCACACTTTACCCACTCATCTACTTGGTCTTGCGTAAACTGAGTTGATATGTTTGCTCTTTTTAGATTTGGGTTACCGAGATAGTTTTCACTCACTGTCTTCTACCCTTGCACCTTTTGCGAGTTGTAAAAGTTGTTTCTGTAACTCTTTTGTACTACCAACGAATACTGTATTGTTCTGTACTGCTTTTGCTGGTCCAGCGTATTCTTCTTTGTCCAATTCTTTCTTTTGCTTATGAACATCAAGTAGTTCTTTGTTTGCATCAACCATAGTTTTGATTAGCGTAGATGCAACTTCATATGCACGAGGTTGTTCACTCTCTTTTGCAAGTTGCAAGATACCGTCAACTGCGTCTTCACCTTTTTCGATAAGTTTCGCAATATTAGATTTTGCCTTTACAAAATCTTCATCAGCATCTACATTAGAACTAGGAATAATTGAAGGTGCTAAGATTTCTTGCTCTGCTTCAATAATTTCTGAGTTAATGTTTAGTGCATCTTCTAGTTTTTCTTCTACTGTTTTTCTCATTCTGTAATCACCTTATTATTACGGAGCCTCGCCAGCGGCGGTACTCTCAGTAAATCCAAAGTCGCCTGTAGTCAAACCATTTACTGGGTCGTCTGCGGTTGAAGTCGTTGTTGCACCTTCAAACTGACCATCGTTAAACTGATTTTCGCCTATTGTGCTTACAACGGCAGATGATACAAGTTGACCTTCACGAACTGCACCGTAAATATTACTCTTCATTGTAAAAGATAAAGACCATATCAATGAACGTCTTGTTTCAAAATCACCATCATAAACATCTTCTTGTTGTAAACTGTTTAGAATGATTGGAATGTCTCTTGTTATTTCTAACTCAGGAAACTCTTTAATTGTTACATTAAAATGTGGTGTGAAGTATGGCAAAATCTGTTCAAGTATCTGCGTACCATCTTCAGCATTTTTAGTCATTATGGATAGAGTAAAATCGAAAGTATATGGTACAGGAGCAAAAGTGTATTTCACACCTTCACCTGCTTTTTGATTTGAAAGTCTTTGACTTGAACTAATCTTTCTCTCTGCATCATATGTCATAGTATCCATTTCGAATGCCATGCGTGGGAGAGTGATAGCAGTTTCTTGGTCAAATTGTCCAGCATCAAGTCTTGCTAAAAACTTCTGTTTAGGTCCATATGAAATAGGTACTTTTCTTCTTTCAATTTCTGCACCTGCACTATCAAATCTTCTAACATAAATGTCATTGAAAAGATTACCGAAAACGATAACCATTTTTCTAATAGATGCATGATAAAATGTATGCCCTAATGCCATAATTTAATACTCCTCACTGAATGGGTTGTCTTCTGTAAAGTCGATAATGCTATCTGCGTCTGCTTTGAATGCATCGTTATCTGCACTAGTTTCAGGCATTACCATCGTTTCTTTAACACCAAGAACATAAGACGCACCAGAAGTATCGCCATTTACTGTTCCACCTGTATTAAAGTTACCATTAATTGTTTTGATTGTGAGAATTTTAGATGCTGGGTTCCAATCAGAAACTATTGCTTTTGCAGTAAAGTCTGCTAATGTAGCACCCTGATATATTTCTTCATTGATAGTATAATCTCCAGTACCATCACCTAGTGTTAGTTGAATTGTATACTGTAGTGCAGTGACTTCATCATCAATCTCTGCGACACCAGTATCAATCTTCTCACCATTGTATTCGAACAGTTCTGTAGATAGTCTGTAAATATATGTTTTACCAATCTGATAATACACTTCTTCATCTTCAACGAATTTGATTTCAAGTAGATTATCTGTGAGTGGGAAATATAGTAAATCGCCTTCTCTGGGTCTTGTGAAAGACATACCAGCGGCAGTTGCATCTTCTTCAAAACGAGAGTTTGCAACAACAAAATTCTGTGTATCTCTAATCTCTACGCCAAATTTAGACAAAAGGTCGCCGTCACCAGCAAAACCATCTACACCCTGTACATACATTTCAATAGTAAACTCATCTTCAAATGAAGAGTTTCTTACTTCATTAAAGATATCATCTACATGTGTATATTGTCTGGGAATGTACCTAATGTCTTGACCATAGATTTGTATGGCTTCAACTACTAGGTCATTAGTTAGAGATTGTTCTTCTGTGTTTGTGTAGAAATTAAAATACTGGTTCGTTGCCATTGTTGACTATCCTCACCCTGTATAGAAATCAACAGGCAACTCATGTGTTAAACTCATCTGTTCTTCAAGTTCTGCAATTTCTTGCTTTGCTTCTTCCAAAATAGCACGCCCATTCATTGTGACGCCTCCTGGAAGTGCAATACCCTCATACTTAGATACGTTCATACCCCATTGCTCTTTGATTTGTGCAGTTGCATATTCTCTTAAAAATCTATCGCCCCAAATTTGTGAGAATGTAGATGGGTCAATTATCTTATAGCATTCTACGATAACATAGTCATCCACAGAAAGATTGTCAGACCAGTCCATATCAATATGTACACGGTCAGTATGTCTTTCATGTCTGATTGGGTTCACACCATTAAAGAGGTCATCTAACATTGTTAGATGTGAACGCATTGTTACATATTCTGAAGCAGAGGCAGATGTAAAGTCAAAAACATCATTCAAATGCATTTGATAGCGAACATCAAACATGCTTGAAGATGAAGTTGCATTATCAACGCTCAAGACACGCAAAACCGAGGTCACACTATCGTCTACTGTGATGTATTCGTTGTCAATGTCTGTCTGAGTTATTTGGTGTTTGACATAAGTACGAGTAATAGCGTCAGAATGATAATCTTGAAAATATTCAATCGCATCATCTATTCTATCTTCTACTTGGTCAGGTGATACGTTAATTTGAATAACACCCTTGCCCAATTTTCTTAGGCAATATTCTTTAAACTCTGTTCTGCTGGTCGGTGTTGCCATTAGTTTCTATACCCTCTGAAATGCTGTTCTTATAATACTATTTAGTTCACGGAGAACCACCAGCAACAAGTTTGTGTGGGGGTTGCCCCCCACACTGTTTTGCTTTTTCTTAGGCTTGACTTTCAGACCAAGATATCTTACCAGTCACGAAGAATGGGTTAGTACCCGAAATGTCAGATGTTGACTGTGGCTGAACTGCGATAGTCAGCAAGTCAGGACCGTTCGGGAAGATACCGTCACCACCTAGAATTGAGTTACCAAGTTCAAGCAACTCGCCGAGGTCAATATCAAGTGAACCTGCAGAACCTTTTACTGCGTAAATGGTTGTTCCGCCAGTTAGTGTATCACCGTGGTCGTGGTCAATAATCTGTGACAACGATGGTGATTCCGCACCTTGGAAATCTGCTTTCGATGGAATCGAGTTCAGAATTAAGAAGATTTCAACGTCTTTCGAAGTAGTGATACCCGCTTGACGCAATCTCAACTGCATTCTGTTAATGATTTCACGCTCACCAACTGCACCAGTCAAAGCAGAATCCACAGAAGGTGAAAGTCTCAGTGACACTAGTGGGATTGGTCTGTCAAGTTCAATTGCTGTAACTTCACCATTGACCAATGTCGCCGCACTTGCAATGTTTGCAGTACCTGGTTCTGTGTTTGTCGCAGGATACGATGTAAACACTTTAGAAGTTGCACCGTCAAGTTTAACTTGTGTTACATATGTACCTTCAGGTAACAAAGACGAACCACTAACTGTAATCTGAGAACCGACAACTGTTGCAGTAGCGTTTGCTTCTGTACATGGGATTGCATATACGAACACACGGGAACCATTCAGCGTAATAACATCGAATGTTGATTCCGCATTGGATGGGAATGTTCTGCTTGCGCCGTTAGTAAATGCGAACGGTTTAGAGTTACGAGAGAACAAGTACGCTTTATCGTCATCAAATCTACCATCCATGATGATTGAAGTACCGAAGTGGAACAGTGTAGGCGCAGTAGTTGCGGCTGGACCGTTTTCAATCTCATAGCGCCCTGGAAGGTTACCAGAACGGAAGTAGGATTCGCCAAGTCTGTTATTGTGTACAAACTCATGCATGTAGCGGATATGTCCTTCACGGTCTTTGAAACCGAAGCGAACTTTACCAGCACCGTACCAAGAGTAGTCAGCATAACACATATGCAACTTGGTTGTATCAAGTTTAAATCCTGATGGACCTTGACCATTAGCAGTATCAATATTCCACTCACTCTGTGGTGCTTTACGGTTTTCAGTCTTAGTGACTTTAATACCCTTAGAAGTAATACCACGATAAGCAGGCTGTACGACCATTCTCAAGTCAGAAGATACTTCAACAATCTTATAAGACTGTCCACGAATTACAACTCTATCACCAGCAACCACTTGCGTAGTAAACGATGTGTCGTTACCAGTAATCACCTGAGAGTTTCTTGTTGCAGTAACAGAACCCGCCAACTGGAGAGTAGATGAACGTACAACAGCGGAGAGTGTATTACCATCATATTCGAAGAAGAATCCGTTTTGGTCATCAAACATACCTGCACGAACAAAACTATCTTGCCAGCCGTTTCTTACATATGTTGGGAACCCAGATGCTTTTGCTTCATCAGGAACTTCAGCCATTACATATTGGAACTGGAATGGAGTTGGTATTGCACTTACTGTGAATACACCATTATATGGGTTATTCGACAATGGTCCAACTGTAGCACCAGCAATCGTAACGGAATCACCAACTGCTAAGTTATGCTGTTCTTGTGTGTTCACAGTAGCAGTTGTAGTGCTTGACTTAATCAACGACCTCAAGATACGAGGTGGGTTGAAGTTGATTGCAAGCGAGTTCTGAATACCTTTACCTGACTGGTATCTGAAGTATTTACGAGATTGACGAACAATCTTACTATCAGGAGAAGTACCTGCCGTAATATCTACACCACCATCAAATGATTTATGCAAAGAATATCCATCAGGACGTAGCATAATCTGAGTAGTGAAGTAGTATGCAGAAGGTGTTGCTTGGTCTTCAGTTGGTGCATCAAACACACGAAGTTTTTCATCTGTCTGAATATCACGAACAGTCAAAGTATAAACATAGTCAGGACCAGTTACATAGATTTCATCGAAACGCTTGAACGTTGTCAAGAAGTTTGTACCAGAACCTGTAATTTCAACATTTCCGTCTTCAAATGTTATCAGACCAGAACCAGAAATTGCTTTAACAAGTGAACGTGCCTTAAGTGTGTGTACACCTGTTTGAGCGCCCAGACCAGTTTCAATGTTATTAAGTGCAGAATCCGAAGAAACAGCAAGTTTAATTTTGTCTGCCGCAGTAACAATAACGTTAAATACGTTGTCTGTTTCATCGGTCAACATTGAAGTATTACCTGTACCTGGGTCGTATGTTACAACTTCACCAGTAATCAGGTTGTGTGGGGCGTCAAATGTAATTTCACCTGTAAGACCATCAATGTCTGTGGATTCAAATGTATATGCTCTCAATGGAATCTTAAAGTCTGTTGCAAGAACAAACTCATTTGGATTTGGAGTTTCTTCAATGATTGCAAATACGCCATCATAAGCACCTCTAAGAGAATCCACCAAGAATTCTTGTTCACCAACAACTCCTGTGTCATTAAGTATAACTGAACCAGTAGCACCTGTGACAATAAAGCGGATTTCCCACCAGTTTGTCATACTGCCAACTCTACGGTTAATACGAGATGTTGGGTCAAACTCTACGTTCACACCAAGATTACCACCATTATCTACTAAGATAGCAGAAACATCTTTTGTTGTCCACTGAATATCGCTTCTGAATGTGGTTGTATCTGCACCACCAGAGCGACCGATAAAGTATTCAGTATTATCGCCAGTAAACTTAATCTTAACATATTCACGACTTTCGTTAAAGTCACCACGATACTCTACACCAATGATTGAAGCGCCTGTTGGAGTAATTCCTAGAGGAGTTTCAATGTTGATAAATTCAGTAACAGTCGAGTTATTTGAACGACCAACTGCGGCTGTTGTTGCTTGTGCAGTTGTATCAACAACTTGAGAAAGTGACAAACGGGAATCGTTTACACGGTTCAAGTTATATGCAGTGTTATTTGTCAATCCACCAATTACTGTAGATACTACATGACTTTCAAATTTAATGTAATTCGTATCAGTTCCTGGAGTAGAAGGGTCACCACTTCCAACACCTACTTCACCAGTCACGGCAGGTTCATCAAATGCTATATATGCATTATGACTTGCCAGAGTGAATGAGTAAGTTGTAGTAGTTGCGGCATGTGATGTGCCTGTTATACCACCATATGAATTCCATGCTTGTGCGGCGGCATCCCATTCCCAAACACTTGGTCTATCTGTATTTCCGATAGAACCAACATCACTCAATGTTACTTCATAATCTTGAGCGACAAATGATTTAACTGTTGGGTTTTGTTCGTTCTCGCCAATATAGTCACCATTAACGATGAATGCTCCACCTTCTGCATCACCTACAAGAGTTGTAGTATATGTTTGCGTTGCTGGTTCATTCTGACCTGATGCATAATATTTTGCTTCTGATTGTGCAATAATTTTGTGGTTGTTCACATAGAATGTATTGTACAAGTCATTTTCTGTAATGAAGCCGACTGTAAATTGGTCAGGATACCCAACGATATCATCTGTATTTGGTGCAATGTCCAATGTAATTCTAAACAAGTCTGGTGAAACAACAGCAATTGTAGCATCGAATGTTTCATCTGCAATTGTCTGTACAGAACCTGAACTATCAGCAAATTTGAAACGTTGCCCAGCCGCATAGTCTGTTGCATCAACTGTGATGGTTGCAGACTGACCACTAGTAATTCCGTGGTCTGGTTGGTAAATAGTGTTTTTATCTGAACTTAGGTCAGCGACAAACATGTAATAAACATCTGAGTTATCTCCAGCAGACCCAGTGTATATAGAGTTGTTTGTAAAGTATGCAAACTCCTCAGAGGCTGTACCAAAATCAAAGTTTATTCTAAATGTACCGTCACCGAAAACTGTTTGAGGTGAAGTAGTAGAAGACGCCGATGTTGCGTTTCTTAGTACGTTTGCTCTTGTTGGTTTAATTGTACCAAATCTACTATTCTGCAAGTCCGCTCTTGAAGAGAAGATATCTTTAGTGAGGTCTCCACCACCACTAGCAACACCATCAGCCTTACCTTGGAATGCGAGAACCCTAGAAGGATTTACACCACCAAGACCGTACCCACTTGGGTCAAGTGCAAGGTCAGCACCAGAATGTTCATAACTCTGTGCTTTGAACAATGCTTTTTGTGCTTCAGTAAGTTCCATACGAATGTGGAAACGAATTGTACCTGAAGAGATAAGGGTCGAACTTTCGTTCAAGTCATATCTGAAATTTCCTCGACCACCGTAAGTGGAACTTGTTGATGAAACAGCCGAAGTGATATCAAAACTGTTATTAAGTTCAGTAGACGATTCCGAATCGACACCATCGCCCTCTGGGTTGTTTGGACCTGTACCAAAAGTGATAGTACCGTTACCGTTCGGGTTATACAATGTGATGGTGCTGAGTTCGTTTGAAGCCTCAAAGTCACCATCTGCTTCACCCATATAGTCAAGGAAAAGTTTTGCGCCGCCTGCGATGAGACCATCAAGATAACCTGTGTAGCCACCAAATGCGTTAGCAACGCTAAGTCTGTGTTGGTTTTCACCATTACCTTGACCACGAAGACGAACGGCTGTCACTACATATTGGTTAGCAGTAACCGCACTTGTTGGGTATGAGTTAGTATCATCACCTGTTGGTGGTGCTGTGTCGTTGACATAATATGCCGAAGACTGTGGGGAGTTATACTCAGTATAAATTTGGTCATGGCGAGGCCATACTCTCCATGCTTTATATACTAGTCCAAGACGACCCGCACCAACTGAGTTTGTGATTGTAGAAAGTGAAACTACACTACCAAGGCTGTAATTGCTATGTAACTTGATTGTATCTGCATCAATTACTTCAACAAAGTATACAGTACCATCTACTAATCCACCATCAGAGGCTTCAAAGAATGGTGAGTTGAAGAGCAAGCAAGATTTATTTGGTAGGTCGTGACCAGGCCATGATACAGTATTGTTCACGGCATCAAATGAATTTGTTTGTAGATACAAACTATAAGTCGATTGATGGTCCCATGTAACAACTTTATTTTGTCTTACGTTACCACGCCCAGTATCTTCTGCCGATGTAACTGCGATATTCGTAATGAAGTTTGCATCAGTATCTAAGAATGGACGACCATCTGGAGCGGTCGCTGTTGGGTTTGCGATAGTAAGAGACTTAGGACCAATTGTGTTACGAAGATATACTTTTGTACCAATTGCGAAACCGTGAGTTTCTTTTGTAACAACATCAATCTTGGAAGGTGCGCCACCATCTGTCTGTGCGCCATCAATGACGGAAACTGGGAGAGGGCTTCCTTCAAAAAATTTGGCTGGCACGATTGTAGTGTAACCACCTGAGATATCACCAGTTGTAGATGCAGGAACGTCAAGTTCGAAGAAGAAT